AGGGTAAAGATATAGCGCACAACAAGCCTCTGAGTAAAGGAGGCACTAATAAAGATGGAGTGCGCGTGCAAAGTCGAAAACGGAATCGCGCAGCAGGGGGAGCACTAAGTCGAGGTAGAAGAAGGTAGTAAGACGCTTAGTCCGATGCGTCTATAAACAACGTGGGTTTTTCGCACCTTTCTTGGTTAAGTGGCGTTTTGGGCCTACAAAAATCGGATTAGCTCAGTGGAGCACCTTTTCTCCGTGCTCTATAGGAAACAGTAGACCTAACCCCATCTACGAGCGGAGCGGGGTTGCTTTAATTGGAGGACAGATGAAGATCTTTGACAACAAGGCACTCTTGTTGCGTTTGCGCGATCCTGAAAAAGTGACCAAGGTTATACCCAAGAGCAAAGAGCTTGGAGGTAATGAGGTCTTAGTCAACTGGGGAGTGGAAGAGGCGCAAGTTTTAAAGAACTTAAATATAAAAGCCCCTTCTCCTATCGAAGGCCAGTACGAGTGGACGGGTAAGTACAAACCATTTGATCATCAGAAAACAACAGCAGGGTTTCTTACTCTAAACAAACGCGCCTTCTGTTTTAACGAACAGGGCACAGGTAAGACTGCTTCCGCTATATGGGCAGCAGACTATCTTATGAACAAGGGGATAATAAACCGTGTATTGATTATATGCCCTTTATCTATCATGGATTCTGCGTGGCGCACAGATTTATTCACGTTTGCAATGCATAGAACTGTGGATGTTGCTTATGGTGCCCCTAAGAAACGGAAACAGTTAATACAGAACGGCGCTGACTTTGTAATTATTAATTACGATGGTGTTGAGATCGTAGCGGACGAGATAGCAAACGGTGGATTTGATCTTGTCATTGTTGATGAAGCAACACACTACAAGAACGCGCAAACTAATAGGTGGAAAGTCCTTAATAAATTACTGACTAGTGACAAATGGTTGTGGATGATGACCGGTACGCCAGCAGCGCAAAGCCCACTCGATGCATACGGGTTAGCAAAGATGGTCAGTCCGCAAAACGTGCCTCGGTTCTTCAACGCTTTCCGCGATCAAGTCATGTACAAAGTCACCCAGTTTCGGTGGGTGCCAAAAGACAACGCCACTGATTTCGTGTTCCGTGCTCTTCAACCTGCCATCCGGTTTACCAAAGAAGAGTGTCTTGATCTACCTGATATGGTTTACGCCAAGCGTGAAGTGGAAATGACTAGGCAGCAGACAAAATACTACAAGTTACTCCGTGACCGAATGTTGATGGAGGTCGGAGACGAGCAGGTTACGTCTGTCAATGCAGCGGTCAACATGAACAAGCTGCTACAAATATCTTGTGGTGCTATCTACACTGATACTGGAGAGGCCCTAGAGTTTGACATCAAGCATCGGTACAAGGTCTTGCGTGAAGTTATTGACGAGTCCAGTAAAAAAGTTCTGGTATTCGTACCTTTTAAACATGTTATCGATCTGTTGGTTTCTCAACTGATGAAAGACGGTATCACGGCTGAAGTAATACGGGGAGATGTATCGGCCCCCAAACGTACGGATATATTCAAACGATTCCAAACACAGGACGATCCTAGGGTTCTAGTTATTCAGCCCCAAGCTGCGGCACATGGTGTAACCCTTACAGCAGCGAATACGGTGGTTTGGTGGGGACCAACAAGCTCCCTTGAGACCTACGCGCAAGCCAATGCTAGGGTGCATAGATCAGGACAAGACCAGAAGTGTACCGTCATACAACTACAAGGATCACCAGTAGAACGACATGTTTATAGGTTATTAGACAGTAAGATAAACATCCACACACAAATCATAAATTTATACAATGAATTGCTTGCATAGCGAAAGATAATGCACTACATTTAGTAGTCCGACATGCGAAGGAGGACACAATGAGCGAGGAAGCTCTGGATACAGAGGGCAAAGTGCCCGTTGCCCGATTGGTGAACGCCTACATAAAAATGCGTGCCAAGCGAGCTGATATAAAAGATGCGTACGAGAAGGAGGATGCTACAATAGCGGAATCCATGGACGTTATCAAAGAAGCCCTACTCAAATACTGCAAAGATAACGGCTTCAATAGTGTCAAGACTGACGCTGGTACTTTTTTCCGGTCTGTTAGAACTAAATATTGGACTAGCGACTGGGACTCATTCCATAAGTTTATCGATGAAAAGCTGAAAGAGAACCCTGATGACAGGTCGATCTTAGGCTTATTCGAGAAGCGCCTACACCAAGGCAACCTGAAGACCTTTTTGGATGAAAATCCAGACGCTGTACCAAAAGGTTTAAACGCTGATTCTTACTATTCAATATCCATAAGGAGTCCAAAGAAATGAGTAGTCCTTTCGTATCTGCCGCTGATCTGGCCGCGCACTTTGATGTGCATGAGGTAACGATTAGAGAGTGGCGAGACAAAGGGTATATCCCCAGACAAAGCTACATCCGTGCAGGGCAGACATACCGATACAATCTTGACGAAGTTATTAAGCACATGACGGGTCAGTCTGATGACGCCGAATCTGAAGCCGTAGTGGTTGGTGGTGTAGAGGCTAGTACAGCAGAACCTTCTGTGGATGAAGACTTCGTATGACAGAACCACTCAAACGGATCAGTATTCGGAATAAGAAGTTTGAGGGTATTCAGAACGTCGATGCTGCGGACGATATAGACATCATTGTGGTGGGGGTGGCCTATGTATCAAGGATTTATTACGCAGATGGCTACTCTTCTGATAAAGTCAGTACCCCCTCTTGTTGGTCTGACAACTGCGATACTCCTGCGTTGGAAGTACCGGAAGAAACGCGGCAGGCGGGTAGGTGTATTGACTGTAAGCAGAACGTGAGGGGATCAAGCGGATTGAATAGTCGAGCGTGTAGATTTGTTCAGCGTCTAGCCGTGGTGCCAGCCGACAATATACAAACCGTTTATCAGTTACAACTCCCACCAACGTCTATTTTTGGCAACGCTGTAGGGGGCAAGATGCCTTTTAGGGCTTACGCCAACTACCTTCAAGCCCAAGAAACACCAATTGTTACTGTTGTTACAAAGATATTTTTCGATAATAACAGCGGTAGCCCAAAGCTCTTCTTTAGGCCCGTGCGACCTTTAGAAGAGGAACAGTACGAGGCTGTTAAGCATATGATGGAACACCCAGATACGGCGACTGCGTTAAACACTGCCGTTATTCCTTTGGAGGACGATAAGGTGTCGCCATTCGATATGACTGAAGGTTTCGTTTATTCAAACTAAGAGGAAAAAGTAATGCGATACATTGTTAAAGATGTTGAAGCCTTGTACCCAAGGGTTAACCAAACCTACCGATTCGATGCTGCTGAGAATCGTAGCGTGCCTTGTGACCCACAGGATGATGGCGCGAGTTATGAACTGCAATTCCGTATGACAAAAGATCAAGCGAAAGATCTTATGACGCAGATGGCGACTACTTATGCGGAGAAGCGTGATGAGAAGTGGCCTGAAAAATTTCCAATGCCCTTCAAAAAAGATGATGACGGTATGTATACCGGTAAAGCAAAGTTGAAGGGGGCATATGGTAAAGAGCTTACTAAGAAGCCTAAGCAGTACGATGCTAATAACAAGGAACTACCAGAAGACTTTTTGCTAACCACTGGTAGTACGGTAAACCTTCAGGTCACGCTTGCTCCATATAATATGCAGGGGGCGGGGGTTTCTCTACGGTTGAACGCCATCCAAGTCATTAAGTATATGCCTATGAAGACCTCTTCTCCTTTCGAGAAGGTTGATGGTTTTACCGCCGACATCGAGACAAGCCCGTTTGAAGAAGAGGAAGAAGCACCGAAGTCTGAGGCTACGGACATTGATGATATGTTCGATGAACCTGTTAAAGAACCTAAGAAAGTCGTGAAGTTGAAAGCAACCCCTCAAGATAGTAGTGAAGCGGCTATCGCAGCAGCTTTAGAAGGTTGGGATGACGAATAACGATACGCGATATATCGGTCACAAAGGGGGCATAGTCCCCCAGCGTGGCTTGCGCTTACTTAGGTTTGGAAATGGAAACGACAATATTTTTGAAGGAGGTCCTATCTAGGAATGGTCTTTATTGCGTTTTTGCATCGAACTCTACAACAGATAAAAGAATACAAAGATTCCATGACTCGATAGACGATCTGGTTGACACTGCGCTCGACCTTGACAATAACGGTTATGACGTTTACTTCGCGTTAGCTACATTTAACGAAGATAATTCACGTAAAGTCAGTAACGTCAAACATATAAAATCATTTTTCTTGGACCTAGATTGTGGTCCAACTAAGGACTTTGCTTCTAAAGAAGAAGCGATTACCGCACTGCGTCTGTTCTGCAAGGGCGCAAAGTTACCTAAACCCTCAATCGTGGATTCTGGTAGAGGGGTGCATGTGTACTGGGCGTTGAAGGAGGGAGTGCCTCTTGATGACTGGTTGCCGGTAGCTACTAACCTCAAGAATCTCTGTGCCGAGCATAAGTTCATGGCTGACCCAGCCGTGACTGCTGATGCAGCTAGGGTACTTCGTGTACCACTCACACATAACTACAAACAAGACGAACCACTACCTGTTAATTTCATAAACGGTTCGCTACCAACAAAGATTGACTTCGATTCTTTCTCTGAACTTCTAGGGGGTCAGCAGATTGCGCCTCCAAAAGCAGTGATCTCTGGAGCCAACGCGGTGATGAACGCCGCCCTACAAAACCATGAATACATTTTTGATACCATCCTAGAGAAATCGGCACGGGGGGAGGGGTGTCAACAGATACAGCTTGCGATAACAGATAAAAATGAAGTGACCGAACCCACATGGCGTGGTGTTTTATCCGTGCTAAAAGCGTGTAGCGATGGCTCAAGGGAACGAGCGCATGAATTATCGAAGGGTTATGATGGGTATGATCCAGAAGAGACGGATGAGAAGTGGGACAGACTGACTTCTGATAAACGCTACACCTGTGTAACGTTTGAAGAAAACAACCCTGCCCCGTGCCTTGAATGTCCGCACCGAGGTAAACAACGATCCCCGTTATATTTAGGTAAGAAGATAAGAGAAGCAACCGGTAGAGATAATATTATCGAGGCGGTTTCTTTAAACTCTTTTGACCAGAGCTTGCAGACGTATGTGATACCCGACTATCCATTCCCTTATTTCAGAGGTGCAGCGGGGGGTGTGTATAAAAGATTACAACGGGGGGACAAAGGGTTTAACGACGAAGAGCCTGTAGATATCCGTGTGTACCATAACGATCTGTATATCGTTAAGCGTGTCATGGATGTTGAAGAGGGAGAAAAAGTAGTCATACGACTACACTTATCTAAAGACGGTGTACGAGAATTTACGATACCGCTAACATCAGTAACTTCTAAAGAAGAACTTAGAAAACAGTTATCTTTCCATGGTGTGTCTGCTCACCCAGTAGATCAGATAATGGGATACTTAATAACGTGGGTAAACGAATTGCAATCACAAGAAAGAGCCGATACAGCACACAGACAGTTTGGTTGGATTGATGAGGAAGCAACGGGTTTTGCGTTAGGTGATCAAGTATATTTTTTTGACAGAGTGGAGTTTAATCCCGCGTCCAAAACAACACTCGGTTTGTTTCCAGCATTTGAATCTAAAGGTTCATTAGAAGGATGGAAAGAGACGATAGAGTTCTTCAATAAGCCGGGGTTTGAACTACACCAGTTCGCGGTCTGTGCTGGGTTTGGTTCCGTGCTGATGCACTTCTTTGAAGATATCGCGTGTTCTGCTATTCATATCCATAGTAAAGACTCGGGGTTTGGTAAGACCACTGCCCTACGTGCTGCCGCCTCTATATGGGGGGACCATGCAGATCTAGTTTTGGATGATGAGGATACGGACAACTCTAAGTTTAACCGTGCTGAATTAATGCATAGTCTGCCAGTTTTGCTTGATGAGCTTACGAATAGTACAGGTGACGCCCTTAGTAAACTTGCGTACCAATTTACGTCAGGTAAACAGCGGAATCGGATGTCTAATGGAGCTAACACTGAGCGTTGGCGTGGGCGTCCATGGAGTCTGGTGGCAATGACTACAGGTAATACGGGAGTTATCGAACGTATATCAGCAGTCAAAGATAATCCTAACGCAGAAGCGC